TAGTTCAATAGCTTTATTAAAATCTATAATGACAAGAGCTGAATTTTCCATTAAATTTTGAATGATGTTGTTTGAATGAGCATAAAATTCAGCGATTTTTCCATAATCGAAAACAATGTGCCTTGAAGCTGCAAGCTGAAGAAAATCTTTAGTCTGCTTGTCTAAATTACACCCCTGAATTTGTTTCATCAGACAATTGTAAGTTTCAAGATTATAGAGTTCTGATATTGCCGGTTTATTGCCAGTCGGTGTGTAGACTGGAGATACTATTTTTTTTGTATAAAGATTATTATCTTTCTCATCGTCAGAATTATGGATATCAGTCGAAAGTTCGATCTCGTCTACTGAAAACTCCCAATCATTCAATACATCAGGCGAGAAGTTTTCTATCACTAACTTCCAATCGAATTCAGAAGTATCGGAAGTATGATTATCTGCTAGAGCTAGCAGTTTTCTCTTTTCATCTTCCGTAGATAGGTCTTTGCGCTTAATAACAATAAGCTCGGTACCGTCAGACTCAACAATACGCACTTTGAGTCCTAACTTTTGAGCTTCTTCATACACGCCATTTCCAGCGATTAACACATTGTCACGGTCGGCCAATACGGATCGACCGGCTCCACATTCAACCAGACTTTTGTGGATAAGCCGCTTGTTTTCGTCCCCATGGATACGATAGTTCCGGGGATCAATTGTAATTTTTTCTTTTTCTTCCATGACCAAGGAATTTCAATTAAAATATAGATTCCTTGACTATTTCCTTTTTATTATGCTTGACTGTAAAAAACGTATATATTAGATAATAAATTTTTTATTAAGATAATCAATTATATTATTAATTTGACCAAAGATTAGTGATGGAACTTTTTCTTTTGCATTCCAAATCGGTATATCAAAGTCTAAAATTTGATCACCATCAATACAATTATAAATAGTAGTATACCGCTGACAATCTTTAATTCCTCGTGCAATTTCTCTATAGTACACAATGTCTATCTTGTTTTTTTGAACTTCAAAAATAATATTCTTTTCAAACATAGGAACTAAAACCCAGTATTTACCTATAATCTTCACAAGTTCATCATAAGCAGTATTTACATTAATTTTGTTGAAGTCAATTCCAAATGCTTTCAACAAAGCTAACAACTTTGTACAGTCAGAATCAGAAGTAATATATTTTCCTCCAAGTTTCAGATTTAATTTTATATCTTGCTTTCTTATTAAATTATTGGCTTTACCGATACGTGCTTTTATTATACGCAAATTACTTTCTGCCGTTTCTTTATCATCCATCAATGAAATAATGGTACATGATAATAAGTTACAGAGTGTTGGGTATTTCTCCAAATCTCTATCCAATAACACATTGGTAATATACCATTTTATTTTTTCTTTTAATGAATAGATATATTCTTTGCTGTTTGAAAATTTGCTTATATAACCTGTAAAGTCAGTCTTATCTCCATAAATATGGGCATATATCTTCTTGATATTATCAATATCGCAGACTGTGATTATTTTATCTAAGCAAAACTTGTTATCTCCACATGTTTTATCAAATTCAACCGGTCCAGAAGTATATCTATCAAAATGAGCGGAGAAAACATTGAGTATCCTAAAAATGTGAGCAGGATCTATTCTATCAAGATCTTCTATGATTAATACAACCTTTTTTGTCGGATTCTTCTTTTTATATTCTCGAATGATGTCACAAATTAATTGCGAGATAGTATCAAATTCATATATTGAACCTTTTAGTGAGTCGAATTGGGTGATATATGATTCATATGTTTCATCATCTGACTTAAATTGTTTTTTATATGTTGCAAATTTATCCTTTACTTCTTTGAGCTTTTTAATAACATTGCTAATATTAATGTCAATTCCATAGATGTTTATATCCGGGATTATGCTCAAAATATCCAAAAACTTATCTTCTTGATTATTTGTGAAAAAGTAATAGAACAAAGAAGCCGCATTCAATTCTATTTCATTGATATTAATCTCCTCACTTGAAAGTAGTTTAATTAATATATCCCTTTTTATCAATTCAAATATGTCTTTATTATCCATTACTTGATAATTTACAGGATATATCGGAATGAACAGATAATCATTTGAATATTCTTTAATAAAACTACTGATAAAGTAGCTTTTTCCATTGCCGAATTTAGCTGATAATATGCATCTTGAATTAGCGTCAAGATATTGTTTAAAATCCTTGAGATAAGGTTCTATTGGAATCATATTTTCTTCTGTAGTCATGTCTTTGTTGTTTTTTCACCAAAAGTAATAATATTACAAATTAAAACAATGAACTTCCATTTATTTTCTTTCTAATAAGTTCTTGTACTCCGTTATAAATCTCATATAGTTGTTTCAATGTTTCCGGGCCTTCCCAATCGGAAAAATTTCCGTCCTGGAAGAAGTGAAACTCAAAAACACGGGCTGCTACCGGACCTAAATCAAGGCTTTCAAATGTATCTCTTACTAAATGCAGTTTATTTAGTATTTCAGCATTTCTATCTTCTGATTCATCCGGGATATCTTCAATATCCAGCCTGGAATAATCTACATTATCATCCACAGGCAGGGGCTTGTATCTACTCCTATATTGTGAAGTAGGAGAGGATGCGTTTAGCTTTATCATCTTCAAAACAAAGAAATCAAGCTCTGTGTAGCCATTTCTTTTTGTTTCAAGTAGTTTATCCAGTAACCTGCTTTTCTTTTGAAGGAGCGAACAAATGACCTCATTCAAGACGTCTGTTGCTTCGTCTGAAATACCAGCAAGCCCACAATGATACAAAGAGTAATCAAGCCAGCGTTCGTAGCGTTTAGTTATGTAATTATTTACTGCTTCACTTGCCATAAGCACAAAGATTTTATATATTTGCTGTTCCTAATAAGCAATACAAGCTTTGTGCTTATAATAGTGGTCGGCGGTGGTACGCCGGCCGCTTTCATTTTCTAGCATTACTTATACTCAATAGTGGAATTATTGCTTCAGCAATATCCGTTGACATACTGACAATAGCTTTTGAAGTATTCGTTTCCTCCCAGTCATAATTCCATAAACCCAATTTTCCTTTTACATTTTCAATTGGCTTTTCAAAGAGAACGGGATTAGCGAGTATCCAGTGATAAACACCTTTATCCGCCCATATTGAGGGATGGTTTTGCACGCAGTCTACAATCTCCACACTACCGATGATGGAGCCAAAAGGAAGATCGTTGAAACCTACACGGCTCATAGGTGTATTAAGAACCTTTAGTCTTTGATTTGGCTGTAAGCAGCCAAACTTAGCAATATCACCCTTTGCGCTTGAATGTATAAGTACACGTCCACGGAAATTTGTTCGCCAACTCCGGTTCTCAATATCTTTGATACCATGAACGATCAATGAGGCCCACGGCTGTTTTACTGTCAATACTTTAACTCTCATTTTCTTTACTCTTAGCAATGTTATAATTACACAAATACATCCCAATATCTTTTTCGGCAATGTCTGCAGCAGGAATTTTTTCGCCGTAAATTGTATGTAGGGCTTCGTTGTCGCCCTTCCATGCCTTCCAAAGTACTTCCGGGGTATATTTCTCCGGAAGGTGCGGAAAAAACTTCAGGAAGGCATCAAAACTCTGCATAGCTTCTTCTCTAGCAATTTGAATACTTTTTGCTCCCAGGACAATATCTTTGGTAAGCGTTTCAGAACGGGAGTATCCCTTCTCTGTATCTTGGCGTATCCTGACGCTTTCCTTATGCTCAATCTCACGGCGTCTGTCTTTGCAAAAATCAGCAAGCGCTACCATGATAGCTTGATTGTTGATTTTCGTCCCCCATACAAATTGTCCTCGGCTGCCATTTTTTAGCTGGGAGAAGAAAATACATAACTCGGCTAAATTCAGGTACCAGTAGCTGGATAGTATCGACAAGGCTGTTTCCGCTAGCTGGGCATTAGTCAATTCAACACCGGCATATCTCAATACAGATTTCAAATGCTCGGTAATGATCTCTATCGATGTTGAGTTGCTAAAGCTCCTGTTTACATCTGCCAGAGTAGGTATATGCTCTGCATTAGCCACGTCATATAAAGCGACATTACAGTTTAACTGCGCGATTGTCCCACTCCATTCAGCGACCAATTGAGAGGCTGTCGATCCAGTCTGTAAGGCCTGTTGTATCGGAGTTAACTCCTTTTGGGTTACTATTGTCTCCTGGACTATTTGCGACGGTCTTAGCACCACCTGCAGTCCTGTTTTTATTAGTTCTCCGTTCATCTTTCTTGTTTTTAAGTTCAAATATTAACCATCGGGCAAAATGAGACATCGCATCTTTAGGTGACTTCGCTGTTTCCCCCTCATTTTGCAATTTCATAAAGAACTTCTCCAGATACCCATAAAAGGTTTCTAGCGTGAATTCAGGGTTGCCGGAAGAACGAGTATTCATCGTTACTGTTTCCGCCCATGACCGATTTGATTTCAGTTCAGTATAACAGTCGTCCAAAGACTTGTCGAAAAAACTATCAGCCGGAAACAGATCTCCCACGCGTAAGGGAGATATTGTCTTATTGTCTTTAGTCTTATCTTTAATGTTAACCGTTTTACTTACCCTTTTACTTACCGTTTTACTTACCTCTTTACTTACCGTTTTACTTTCGTCAAGTAAGTAATAAACTGGCGATTTTGCATTCTTTTTACCCGATTCGAAAGTTATTAAACCTTTTTGCTGCAATCTGTTCCTAACTTCAATGACGGTCTTCTCTGATATACCGGTTGCGAGGACGATAGTCTTGTTGGGATGTTCAAACGGATTCTGCCAACCCCGAATATTGCACTCATTCAAGAGATAGAAGTACAAAAAGACTTCGTTCGGGCTGAATTCTACACTTCGATTCATCTTCCAAAATTGGTTTATATAATCTATATAGGTCATTGTATGCTATGCCGTCAGTTTCTGACGTATTAAGTTCATATTCTTTTTCACGAGTCCGATAATACGGTCATGGTACTCGGTATTACTATTGCAGGCTCCACGAGACTGAACAATACTGAATGTCTTTAAATTGACCTCTACAGTCTCAATATGTTTCTTGCCGATTCGAGCAGAAAGAATGAGTGAATCCTTTTCTTTATAA